TTTGGAACAATGGTCCTACATCTCCCTCGTATGAATAAGGCCTTATAATAGAATCATTAAAAAAAGAAAGCTCGCCTTCACATTCGACTTGCTTTCTATTCCAAAAATCGAATTTTTCAGAGTATGCTGTTCCTCTGAACAATTCTGTTTTTACATTTCTGTTTCCTATCTTATCAACTTGAAATACTTTTATAATTGATTTTTGCTGTTCAATTCTATCATATAAATCATTTTGAGGTGGAAGTATCAAAGAAAGTGTTCCATTCTTACCTACCTCTAAATTTAGCACAGGAGATAAAACTATTCTATTCTTTAGTCTTACATCGTATAGAATTTCATCATTACATGTTATTTGATACATTATAGACTACCTCCTCGATATTCAATTGTTACATGACCATTACCAAAAAATTTAAGTATGTTCTCTCCTTCGCATATTTCAATGTCAGGCGAATAACTTCCTCCAGCTGGTAAGTTATATGTTTGCTCATTAAAAATCAATTGTAGTGGATTCTCGCAAACAAATTTTGGAACAACCTTTTGTCTTCTACCTAAAATTGATACTTCTAATTCTCCATCGACAACTAAATCTCTTGTTTCGTTTATTATTCCATCTATAAAACTAAATGGATCCCACTCCCAATCTTCATCACTTCCGAATAGGTCATATTTATATGGTTCGACATCGCATACAATAAGAATTTCTCTTATTAATCCATTTGCCTCATATTTACTTACATTTATTTTTCCTATATAATAAAAGTTTAAATCTTTATTTAACCTTATTTTCATTCTTCTTCCATGTATTGCATTTTGTATTCTACTATATTCTTGTAAAGTAAAATATCTTTTTAAGTTTGCACATGTTATATTTATTTTTCTGTTTTTAAATTTTGCTTCTCCTGTTAATGAATATGAAAAATCTAGTTCTCCATCGTTACCGTGGTAAATCTACTATTTCTGTTTTCACTTCTGCTTCTGTTATTTCTAACTTTTCAATATACAAATTAAAATCTGTAAAAGTATTATAATCATCAAATAAAGCATAACTATATTCTTTCATTAGCTTCCCCTCATTTCTCTAACCTGAATATTTCCTAAAGCAGAATTATACCTATCAGCAGTTGCTCCAATTAAAACTCCAGTATCTAAAACTAATTGTTTGTTGCTTGCTGTAATTATTCTTGGCAAATAGTTTTCTAACATATCTAATAAAGTATCTATTTTATTATTGCTAGAATCTTTAATGTTCCCTTCCGTTTCAATATTGAATTTTGTTGGAATAGCACTTTGCATTTGCTCAGTAACATCTTTCATTTCATCCGAAAAACCTAATCCAATACCTTTTGCCATAAATTTTCCAACTTCATCTCTTAATATTGTAGATGGTGAATGTATTCCAAGTGCTTCTTTAATATTCCCAACTATATTTTTCGCAAAACTTTTAACTTTGTCTTTTACCCAATCAGCCATTCCTGAAATACCTTTCCAAAGACCTTCAACTAGATAATTACCTGCATTTTTCATTTCACCCCAAAGGCTTTTAATTCCATTTACAATGCTTGATACTATTTTTGGTGCTACTTCCCACAATTTGAATATTGATCCTACAACTCCAGAAACAAGTTTTCCAATTAATTCTCCTCCTGCTTGAACAATCTTTGGGAAATTTCTTATTAAAGCATCTACTAATTTTTGAATTATTTCAGGTGCTTTTTCTATTAATCTAGGCAAAGCTTCTATTAGTCCATCTGTTAATCCTAAAATTAACTGAATACCTGCATCTATTAACATATCAATATTATCTAATAATCCTTCAACAATAGTAATAATTGCCTCTACTGCTTGTGGGATAAGTTCTGGCAACATTTGCCCTATTCCTAAAATTAATTGTGATATTATTTGAATACCTGCTTGTATGATTTGTGGTAAGTTTTGAATTAATCCACCAGTTAATGATTGAATAATTTGAATAGCACTCTCAGTTATTTGTGGTAAGTACGTCATTATCCCATTTATTATCTCTTGTAGCAAACTTTGCCCTAACTGTAATAATTCTGGTAAAGACTCACTAATACTTCCTATTATCTCCGGCATTGCATCTTTAGCTATCCTAATTACATTTTTAGCAACAGTCGATACACTTTCTACTACCTGTTTTAAATTACCTGAACCACTTAAAAAATTACTCCATGAAGCTTTCATTGTTGCCACACTTCCCTGGAATGTCTCCGCAGATTCTTTTGCTGTAGTACCAGTTATATCTAGTTCACCTTGAATAACGTGAATAGCATTATATACATCACTTAAATTTTTAATATCATATTTTACACCTGTTATTTTTTGAGCATCTTTTAAAAGCCTTTCCATTTCTGTTTTTGTTCCGCCATATCCGAGTTTTAGATTATCTAACATTGTATAGTTTTGTTTTGCAAAACCTTGATATGCATTTTGAATTGATTCCATTGATGTTCCCATTTTGTTTGCATTATCTGACATGTCAATAATTGCCATATCAGTTACTTCTGCAACTTTTTGAGTGTCTCCGCCTAAACTTTGTAATAAACTTGCACTAAAACTCGTAGCTGTATTCATATAATTAATCGCATCTAAACCAGCAGTTTGATAAGCTTTCTTTGCATTTTGAATTACAATATCACTACTTTCTTTAAATAAAGTCTCAATCCCACCAACTTGTTGTTCTAGCTCTCCTCTTGCATTTAAGCTTTCAACGGCAACTTGTCCAATTTTGGATGCTATTTCTTTAACAGCACTACCTACAGCTTTTAATCCAGCGACAACTACATCTCCAATAACATGTGCCTTTAAAATATCTCCAAATTTTATTGCTCCTTCTCCAGCTTGCCCAAAACTTCCTTTCATTTCTTTTAATTCTTTATTGCTCTTATCAGTTTCATTTTCCATTTTTACAAGTTGTGCTTCTGCATTGTTTAATTGAGTTTTAAATGTTTTGACTTTTTCATTATTTGAACCATATTCTTTCTCTGCTTTTTCCAAAGCTTCCCTTAAAGAATTGACTTTTTCTCTTTGCTGGGTTAATGTAGTATTCATATTGTTGTATGAACTTTTTGTTTCTTTAATGGTTTTTTCTCCAGAATTAAATTGGGTGTTTGTTAATTTTAATTCACTTGAAACTTCTTTTAAGTTTGATGTAATTTCTTTTAAGGCTTTTCTATATTCGCTTTCTCCTGTTAATTTGACTGTACCTCCAAAACTTGGCATTTTATGTCTCCTTTCTGAAAAATAAAAAAAAGACTAATCATCTGGAAATAATTCTCCACGATGATTTGCCTTTTCTTCTAGTTCTCTATAGCTTACTTTTTTTAGTCGAAAATCATAATTATTTTTATAGTGTTCATATAAATTTAATAACTTTTTTAAAGTCATTCTACCTACTTCTTTTTCAGAAAATCCAAGTAAACAATGCCCTATAAATAAAAACCACGAGAAATCAATAATTATTTCTTCATTCTCGTGGATTACTCGTTTTTTGGTTCATCGTCCGTTTTTGTAGAATCAACCACTGTTTGTTGTACATCTGTTGTAAGTTTTTCAATTCCTATATTTGTAATTATTCTTCCAACCTGCTTTTCACTTAAAAATTCTCTTTTAACTTCCATATTCTCGTTTTCAATATCAATTCCTTCGTTTATCATTTCAGTTATTCCAAATTTAAGAGCTTTTATATCTACTTCTCTTTCTTTTCCGTCAGTCAATTCACCCCATTTATCAATAGTTCCATATTTTTCTTGTATCACTTCCATAACATTTAAGTTAAAAACAATTGGATATTCTGTTCCATTTGCATTTATATGTTTTATTGTTTCTTGCATAATTTCCTCCTACAAGAAGTGAAGCTATATTCTCCACTTTTATTTTTCTTTTTTAGATTGTACTTTTTCAACATATCTTTTTATTTCTTTATAACGTTCTTCGTCAACATTTAATTCTTTTCCAACTTTATATACTTCGTTAGTATACTTATCTCTAAAAATATCTATTACTTTTACTTTCATAAACTCCTCCTATGCTACAGGTGTAAGTAATCCATCTAAATATGTAACTGCTTCGGGTAATGTATCAAAAGTTTTCACTTTGTGCCAATCTCCTACCTGTAAACCGTTTATTGCTTTATTTAGTGCCATTACTTTACCCTCTAGTGATACTGTATTAAATTCGATAGATTCTCCTTTTGTTTTTGCATCAGCAGTAATCTTAGTTACTCTAATTCTTGGTAAAAACTCAACTTTATATTTCTTTACACTGTTTACCATTTTTGTTACAATGTGTCCATATCCAATTTCTGGTGAAGAATCTTCTTCATTTTCTGTTAATTCTCCTTCAGTAATTACGCATCCTTTTACTACTGAATATGTTTCATCATCAACATCTGCTAAAATTAAAGCAATTGATCCACCTGTAAAAGCATTATCATATTCCGCTAATCCATCATCAGCAAATAGTGATGCATCACTTCTATTTTCAGTTAATTTTG